GCCATCCCGGCATGATGCCCTCGTCGTGGACCAAGGGAACCATTGAGCGCAAGGGCATGGTGCTGATGGAGCGTCCCACGGAGGTTGTCGAGGAAGCTCGTCGCATCCAGCAGAAGGTCGCCAAGGATCAGGTGCGCGCCAAGGAGGCCCAGATCGCAGGTACTCCTGATGGCACCATGACTCGCGACCATGCCCAGACGCGACCGAAGATCAACAAGAGCTATGAGCCGATCCCGATTCCGAAGGAGTAAATAGGCACTACAATGCTGACATGAAAAGGGGGGAGATTGATTTCTCCCCCCTTTACTTTTCTAACCAACCATGTGAATAGTTTTGAGCCTCCCCCGGTGAGGAGGTTTTTCATCCCGGTCATAAGTCGCCCCGGTGTGCGATGATGGACCTCCTGAAGAAGGAGAATCCGTTATGGCGAACACCAATGCGCCTTTCGGCTTCCGGCAGTATCAGGGGAATGGCTCTGCTCCGACGTATGAGCAGGTTCCCGTCAAGATTGCCTACAACGCGACGAACATCTTCTTTGGCGACCCGGTTGAGCCGGATGCCAACGGGTATGTGGTTCAGGGTGACGGCACGACAGCGGCTGCTGGCATTGCTGGCATCTTTGTTGGCTGCCAGTACCTCTCGGTCGCCCAGAAGCGCACCGTGTGGTCGAACTACTGGCCCGGCTCGGATGTCGCTTCGACGCAGACCGTCACGGGCTACATCGTCAATGATCCGAATGCCAAGTTCGTCGTCCAGTCGGACGCGACCGGCATCGTGCAGGGCAATGTGAACCTGAACGTCGGCTACACCATCGGCACCGGCAATACGTCGAACGGCATCTCGGGCGCGTTCATCTCTGGTGCGGCCACGACCAGCACCCTGCCGTTCCGCATCGTCGGCCTGATCACCGATCCTCCGGGTTCGGCTGGCACGGAGAGCGGCGCGTACAACTGGGTGGTCGTTGCGTTCAACAACGTCGCCACCAAGTCCCTCACGGGCATCTGAGAGGAGTAAGCACCAATGGCTGTTAATCTTAGTGCCATCAAGGATCTGCTCCTCCCCGGCCTCCGTGGCATCGAGGGCAAGTACGAGCAGATCCCGTCGCAGTACGACAAGATCTTCACGAAGCATGAGTCGAAGATGGCTCTGGAGCGCACCGCTGAGATGCGCTTCCTTGGCCTCGCGCAGCTCAAGACTGAAGGTGGTCAGACTGCTTTCGACAACAGCGCGGGCGAGCGTTACGTCTACAATCAGGAGCATACCGAGATCGCTCTCGGGTATGCCATCACTCGCAAGGCGATTGATGACAACCTGTACAAGACGCAGTTCATGCCGTCGAACCTTGGTCTCATCGAGTCCTTCCAGCAGACCAAGGAGATCTATGGCGCGAACGTCCTGAACACCGCGACCACCTACAATGCGTCGATTGGTGGTGACGGCAAGGCTCTCGTCGCGAGCGACCATCCGATTGATGGTGGCACGGTTGCGAACACGCCTGCGACGCAGGTGGAACTCAACGAGTCCACCCTGCTCAACGGCATGATCGCTGTCCGCGCCAACTTCAAGGATCAGGCTGGCCTGAAGGTGTTTGCGCGCGCGCGCAAGCTCATCGTGCCGACTGCTCTGGAGCCGGTTGCGATCCGACTGACGAAGACGGAACTGCGTCCGGGTACTGCGGACAATGATGTGAACGCGATCATGATGACTTCCGGTGGTCTGCCGGAAGGCTACATGGTCAGCGACTTCCTCACATCGTCTTCGGCTTGGTTCCTGCTCACGAACATTGACGGTCTCTCGTACATGGAGCGCGTCAAGTTTGAGTCGGACATGCAGGTCGATTTCGTCACGGACAACCTGCTGGTGAAGGGCTACGAGCGTTACAGCTTCGCCTATTACAACTGGCGAGCGATCTGGGCGTCGTTCCCGACCTGACCAAGGAGGGGGGCGGGGAAACTCGTCCCCCTTCGCACTCCGGGGAACCGGATCACGTTGACTGCCCCGGCAGACGCTGCACCGACAACGTGATCTCATCGTGCAGGAGACTTGAATGGCAACCACGACATTTACTGGCCCGGTCAAGGCTGGCGATGTTCTGAACACGACTGGCTCGACTGCCGGTACGGTGAAGAACGTCGGCTTCGTTGAGATGGTCCAGTCTGTGGCTATCACGCAGTCTGCAACGGCTGCTGCTACCACCATCTGCATCCCCGCCAACAGCCAGATCATCGGCATCTCTGCGCTCGTCACGACGGGCTTCACGGGTGCTGCTGGCACTCTGAATGTTGGCACGACCTCCACCTCGACTGAGCTTGTCGCGGCGGCGAACTTCGACCTTGCGGCTGTCGGCCTCGCAACTGCCACTCCCGGCACGGATGCGACGCGCACAGCCAAGTGGATCGATGTCGGCACCACCGATGTCATCATCTACGTCAAGGCGGCGAACGCTCCGTCTGGCTCGACTGGCGCGGCGATCCTGACGGTTCGCTACGTTCAGGCTATCAATCTCACAGCGTGATCAGGAGAGAAACCATGAAGGGCAAGACTCAGAAGGGTGTGAAGGCACAGCAGGATCTCCGTAGCGGGTTCTATGCTGGCGCGGGTTCCAACGTCGCTTCCGAGGCCAAGAGCAAGGCCGAGGGCTTCAAGCGTGGCGGCAAGGCGAAGCACATGGGCAAGGTCCACGGTGCCGCTGCGATGGCTCACGCTGGCCGCAAGCCGCGCAAGTCGGGTGGTGGCGTGTTCTCGTCCGCTGCCAAGGGTTCGATGCGCCCCGGCTTTGAGGGCTGAACTCCGACGATAGTCTGAACTTGAGCGGGGGCCTAGCGCCCCCGTTCTTGCATGGAGAGAGCGATGCCGGGTGCATGGACACGCAAGGAGGGGAAGAATCCCTCCGGTGGTCTGAATGAGAAGGGCCGTGCTTCTCTGCGCGCGCAGGGGCATGACATCAAGCGTCCGCAGCCCGAGGGTGGTTCGCGGCGCGATAGCTTTTGCGCCCGGATGACGGGACTAAAGAAGAAGCTGACGGGCTCTGCGAAGGCTGCTGATCCCAACAGCCGGGTCAACAAGAGCCTGCGGTCTTGGAACTGCTAATGTCTGCCAAGCCTCAGAATTCAGGTCTCTGGGGCAGAGCCAAGGCTGCTGCTCGGGCCAAGTTTGATGTGTACCCTTCTGCCTATGCCAACGCATGGGCATCGAAGTGGTACAAGTCGCATGGCGGCAAGTGGTCTGGCTCGGACAACCGTGTCGCCAAGGCGTCTGGTGGCGGGCTAGGAAAGTGGTTCGCTGAAGACTGGCGAGATGTGAAGACCGGCAAGGAATGTGGTAGGATCGAAGGAGAGAAGGGCAAGCGTCCGTATCCTGCCTGCCGTCCTGCCTCCGCTGCTTCGTCCATGACGAGTGCTGAGAAGAGGACGATGGCACGAAAGAAGACCGGCCCCGCTCGCAGATCGTGGCCTGTTTCTCCCTCTGGAGAGAAGAAGGAAGACTGAAATGCAGCTTATCAGTACATCCGTGACAGGTGTCGGCAGTAGCTCTGTCGAGGCTGTGTCCTACTTCACGAACCCGTTCAACATCGGTCTTGCTGCGGTTCTCACCGGGGCAGCGACGTTCACGGTCGAGTACTCCCTCGATGATCCGATGGAGTACGGATATTCTGCCTCCAGCGCAAACTGGTTCCCCGTGACTGGCCTCTCCAGCGTGTCGGCATCGACGGCTGCTGCCCTGACGGTTCCCTGTCGCGCAGTTCGCGTGACGATTGCTTCTGGCACGGGTGCTGTTACTCTCTACGTCCAGCAGGCTGGCGTTCGCTAAGAGGTAGCCATGTCCACCAGCGGCACATACACCTTCAATCCGTCGCTGGGCGAACTGACCCTGTATGCGTTCAACCTGTGTGGGATCAGGAACACAGCCCTGCTTCAGGAACACATGGAATCGGCTCGGATGGCATCGAACCTGATGCTGTCCCGCTGGTCTAACCAAGGTGTGAACCTGTGGAAGGTTGATCTGGTCACGCAGGCTCTGACAACTGGGACATCCACATACAGCGTTGATGCGGATACGGTTGTGATCCTCGACGCCTATGTGACTGTCAACCAGTCTGGCAGCGACATTGATCGCATCATCATGCCGATCAGCCGCACGGAGTACGCAAGCTATCCCAACAAGGAGCAGCAGGGTTTTCCGACTGTCTTCTGGTTCGATAGGCTCTTGTCTCCTACGGTCACGATCTGGCCTGTTCCAGATACGTCTACTGGCCCGCAGTATCTCAAGTACTACAGAGTCAGGCGCATCGAGGACTCCAACTTCACCAATGGTCAGCAGCTAGACATCCCGTATCTTTGGATGGAATGCTACGCATATGGTCTAGCGCAGCGTCTTGCGATGGTTTGGGCGCCTGATAAGGTTGCGCTGCTCAAGCCTATGGCTGACGAAGCTTATGCAATTGCCGCTGATCAGAACATCGAGACCGCGCAGCAGTACATTTCTCCGATGGTTTCTGGCTACTTCCGTCCGTAAGGAGGCGTCATGGGCTACGCTTCACGGTCTGGAAGAGCAAGAACCAGTTCAAGAGATCCGCGCGCTTTCGCTGTCTGTGATCGTTGTGCCATGTGGTACAACCATCATCAGCTTCGCTGGCAGTTCGATTGGGCTGGTGCATCGCTGATCAACAAGCGGATGCTTGTTTGCAATACCTGCTACGATCAGCCTCAGAATCAGCTTCGCGCCATCGTCGTCCCGGCAGATCCGACTCCGATTGTCAATCCGCGCACGGAGCCGTATGCCTACGACAGTTCCAACAAGCGTCAGGTCTCTGGCTACAACACAACGAATGCAGCTACAGGCATTCCTGTTCCCGGTGGCGCTACTCGCGTCACTTCTGCTGGCGGGGCGGCTACAACTGATCCTCGCGTCACCCAGACAACGGGTGAAGGGGCTGGCGGCACGAACCAGCTTCCCGGCACAGATCCCAATGCAGTCACCTATCGCACGATCACCAATGCCGTGGACAATGGCTCTGGCCTGATCAGGCTTACGGTTGCCACGACCAATGGCATGATCACAGGTCAGAGCGTGACTGTTCGCGAGGTTGAAGGTGTGTCTGCTGCGAATGGAAACTGGACTATCACGGTGGTAGACAAGACACAGATTGACCTTCAGGCATCTGTGTTTTCGGGTTCCTATACCTCTGGCGGGTATGTTATCAATAACCCGAGCCTGCCATACGGCTTCACCGAGATCCCAAGGACCGGACCCCTCTATGGCTGAGATCCAAATCCCTAATCTCCCCGTTGCGATCTCCCTGAACGGGACAGAGCAGGTCGAGGTTGTACAGTCTGGTACGTCGCGCCGCGCCACGACGCAGCAGATTGCCGATCTCAAGGGTGTTGGCCCGACTGGCCCGACTGGTGTCATGGGTCCAACGGGACCGACAGGCCCGACTGGCGCGACAGGCCCGACTTCGACTGTCCCCGGACCTACTGGCCCCACAGGATCTATTGGCCCCACAGGCCCCACCGGCCCCACAGGATCGCTTGGACCTGCTGGACCTACTGGACCCACCGGAAGCACCGGAGACACCGGCAACACAGGTCCTACGGGTCCTACTGGCCCGACAGGATCGATTGGCATCACGGGGGCAACCGGCCCCACAGGCCCGACCGGCTCGACCGGCTTGACTGGCCCCACAGGTCCGACTGGCCCAACGGGAGCAACAGGTCTGACCGGCCCCACAGGCCCCACAGGCCCGACCGGAAGCACGGGGGCAATTGGCCCGACTGGCCCTACCGGTCCGACAGGCGCGACTGGACTCACCGGCTCAACTGGACCTACGGGTCCGACTGGAGATATTGGCATTACCGGGCCGACTGGCCCTACAGGCGCGGCATCGACCGTTGCCGGTCCAACTGGACCCACC